TGCATCTCTATCCCACTGTGGCAAGCGCGGAGCGCCAGCTTACTTTCGCAACTAGTAAGCTTTTGCGCGACTCCGTGGGGGTAGAGGTTGTACATCATGCTTCCGTTATCGCGGAACTTGGGATGAAGGCAAGGATCATTACCATTCCACCGGCTAGCTGCTTCACCAGAGGTGACCTCGTAAGACAGGCCCTCTGGCCTGCCCTTCTCAAGCGGATACCTCAGATCCTTCCGTATGCTCCGCATACGGAAGATGGTATCCTTGCGAGATTGGCGGGTCGCATGCATGCAAGTAAGGTCTTCCTTTCGGCTGATCTTACCTGTGCGACAGACGGGTTTGGACATGATGCGATTTTGGCCGTGGTTCACGGTCTGAGAGACGCGGGTTTCCCGCGTGTCTTGGTCCAAGAACTCAAAGAGTCCCTGGGTTTGGGGCCAAAATTGCACTATGTCCGCTACCGACTGTCGGACCTTGATGCAAGTGAAGCAGCGAGATGCCGAAAGACGTATCGTGTGGATGGGGAGTATGTGTTTGTGCCGAAGACTAGGGGCTCCCTTATGGGAACTCCATGCTCCTTCTCCATACTCAGCCTCCTCAACCACTGGATGAGCAAGGATCTTGGCCCTGACCGAATCATCTGTGGCGACGATTTGGCAGCCGTGACTCATCGCGATAACGTCCCTCTCTACGCACTTAGGGCCAGTGCTGTAGGGAGCAAACTCCATGAAGGAAAGTCTTACAGGTCTCGTATAGGCTTCGTGTTCTGCGAATCCTATGGTCTTCTCGGAAGAGACGGCAAGAGCATAGTGGCCTTCCGGCCACCGTCCCTCAAGGAGTTTGTTAGAAATGGTAATGGTGTCATGAGTCAGCATTCTGTGGACTCTTCTTCGTTCAATCGCCTTGCTCGCTGCGCGAGGACGATCTATAAGAAGCAACGCTTGGTTGCAACGAAGAAGCACAGACCTCCAGAGTTGCCAGCCGCCCTTGGCGGTCTGGGCCACCCCTGCAAGGGGCGCCTTAAGGTGCCCCGCTGGTGCAGGGAGGCTCTGCGGGAGTTGTATCTGTGTGAGAATGCTGGGCACGATGGCCCTCATGACGTAACAAAGGTAATTCGCACTTTGCAAACACCAGCTCTTCCTTCCAACAGGAGGGAGTTGAGGGTACAGAAGGAGCGCGTTGAAGCGGCAGTCTCTTACAAGACTGTCGATGAACCGCAGTGCTCTGACATGTTCTGCCCCAATAGGGACATTAGCGCTTATGTGAGCTCTTGCGCTAATCTCTCCTATCTTGCCGCTGGTGGTGTGTTTCGCAAAGTGCGAGCACAGGATATCAATCCTGGAAAGCTCAATTGGCCTAAGCCCCTTGACAGTGGTTGTCTTGGGGGAAGCTTGTCCACTCGTACGAGAATCCGAACGGTTCTCGAGTGGGATAGGCGCGCTCGTTACGAGCGTGGTCAGTACTTTCCGGGAGACTTTTCGA